AGGGCATTGAGGCGCGTTTAGACCGCATTGAAAACAAGATCGACGAGATTATGAAGCGGTAACAAGGGTAACAATGAAAAAGAAGGCTGCAACAACTAAGACGAAAACGCCGCGTTCCCCCGTGGCTCCGTCACCCAAGCGCATAGATGACAACCAACTGCGCAAAATGCTGACAGACTCCAACGGCAACATCAGCCATGTTGCGCGATTGTTGGGTGTGTCACGCAAAGCCATTCACGCGCATATCAATGCCAATCCAGAACTACAGCAGATCCTCGACGATGCCAGGCAGACGATGCTTGATGAGGCGGAGAATGCCTTGCTGTCTGCCGTGCGTGAGAAGCAGGGCTGGGCCGTTTGCTTTACCCTGAAGACCATCGGCCAAGAGCGCGGATACATCGAACGCGCCGATCAGAGCCATTCCGGAAGTGTGGAGGTAGTCATCCGCCGTGAAGACCGCCGCAAGTAAGACGATCGAGGTGGTGCTGCCTTCCCTTCACCCTGCGCAGCAGCAGATCATCGACGAGGCGCGACGGTTCAACGTCTTGGCTTGTGGGCGCAGGTTTGGCAAGACGATGCTGGGCATTGACCTGATAATTGACAAGGTGCTTGATGGTTATCCGGTTAGCTGGTTCAGTCCCACCTATAAAATGCTTGCTGAAGTCTGGAAAGAGATTGTGGAGACGACAAAGCCGTTACAAACGCGCGTGGCAAAACAGGAACATCGTGTCGAGCTGATCACCGGTGGCGTGATTGATTGCTGGTCGCTTGATGCGGCTGATAGCGTTCGCGGTCGCAAATATGCGCGGGTAATTGTCGACGAGGCCGCGATGGTGCCCAATCTCTATGATTCTTGGCAAGCTGCGATTCGCCCCACGATGACCGATTATGTGGGCAGCGATGCATTCATGCTCTCGACTCCAAAAGGCGTGGACTTTTTCTTTGATTGCTTCAGCCGTGGCGTTGACGATCAGCAATCCGACTGGAAGGCATGGCAAAAGCCAACCAGCGAAAATCCATACATAGATCCGGCAGAAATTGAAGCAGCAAGACGTGAGTTACCGGAGCAAATCTTCCGGCAAGAGTACTTGGCGGAGTTCTTGCAAAACTCCGGCGCGGTATTCAGGAACATCGATGCTTGCCTTCGAGCAGATAGCGGCCAGCATCAGGGCCATAGACTTTTCGCTGGCGTCGACTGGGGCCAAAAGCATGACTTCACCGTGATATCCGTGATCTGCGCGACGTGTCGGCAGGAGGTCGAGTTGGACCGCTTCAACAAGATCGAATGGGCTTTCCAGCGTGCAAGGTTGAAGGCTATCGTCGAGCGGTGGGGCATCCAGAGCGTGATGGTGGAGACAAACAGCATTGGTTCCCCTAACCTCGAGGCTTTGCAGCGGGAAGGCATGAGCGTCCGAGGCTTCGAGACGACGGGATCAACCAAGCCACCGTTGATTCAGTCGCTTGCTCTGGCCCTCGAGCGGGAAGAGTGCCGTTTTCTGCCGGACCCCGTGGGGCGCGTCGAGCTGCTGTCATACGAGTCGCGCATCAATAGCACAACGGGCAGGATCAGCTACTCTGCGCCGGATGGCGGCCACGATGACACGGTGATTGCTCGAGCCATCGCGTGGGAATGCGTTCAACGGGGCAACTTGGGGACGGCGTATTGATGGCCAGCATCGAAGAAGAAGTCGAGAAGCGTTACAAGCTGATGAAGCAGCTTAATCCGTGGAGCGCGATCGAATACCTCGAGGGGCAGCTTGCGGAGCGTGATCGGCGGATTGCCGAGCTTGAACATGAACTTGAAAGCTGGCCGGTGGAGTATGAATTTGTCATTACGCAACCTGGTTAAAAAAGTTTTTTCTGGAATCTGTGTAACGGTAACCTTGTATGGGACTATTTGACCGCATCAAAGCCGCATCCACCGCCTTTCGTTACCCGTCGAATATGACGCATCGGGGCGGCTCGTTCTTGTCGATGGCTCCCCGTACATTTCCATACGAGAACACTGACCCCATCGCAAACTCGGCCGTGATCAACACGCTGGCCTGGATTCAGCGCAATTTCGTGCAAGCGGAGTTTGAGGTGTACCGCGAGGGGCCGGAGGGCGACGAGACGATTGCCGGCCATCCCCTCGAACGGCTGCTTGAGAATCCCAACGTTGGCTACGATACGCAATCACTGTGGGCTGGTACCCTTCTCAGCTACCATCTTGACGGCAATGCATACTGGATCAAGGAGCGCAACGCGCGAGGCTTTGGCGTCCCGACGGCCATCTGGTACGAACCGCACTGGTCAATCAAGCCACACTGGCCGGACAACGGATCGGCATTCGTGGACTACTACGAGCGGCGCATCAATGGCACCATCGAGCGCATACCGGTCGAGAACGTCGTTCACTTCCGCAATGGGCTAAACCCCGCGAATCCCCGATACGGTCTGGCTCCGCTCAAAGCCGCTCTACTGCAAGTTTTCACGGACACTGAGGTGTCACTATGGGTGGCTGCTCTCTGCCGCAATATGGCCATTCCTGGCGTGGTGGTGAGTCCCACCGAGTCCATCGGGATGACCTTCGAAAAGGCCGAGCAGATCAAGCAGACGTGGAAGCGCAAGTTCGGTGGCGACAATCGCGGCGAACCGTTGATCCTCGACTTCCAAGCGTCCATTCAGCCGATGGGCTACGATCCGAAGCAGATGGATTTTGCTTCGATCACCAACCTTGCAGAATCGCGCATCTCTGGTGCATTGGGTATCCCCGCCATCGTGGCAGGGCTGTCAGCTGGGCTTGATTCGTCGACGTACAACAATCTGGCCAACCTGAAGAAGAGCGCGTTCGAGGAGTGCTTGGTTCCCACGTGGGAGACATTCCAGCGCGTTATCACTCGGCAATTGCTGGTCGACTTCGAGCGCAGCATTGAGGGCGTAGAGTGCGAGTTCGACACCAGCGAAATCCGCGCACTTCAGGAGAATCAGTCAGAGAAGGAAGCGCGGGCAATTGCTGCGTTCACGTCGGGTGTCACCACGCTCAACGAATGCCGCGAGCAGTTTGGCTATGACGTTGTGCCTAATGGCGATTACTACGTGATGCCCGCGAACCTCAAGCCGATTACGCCAGATATGGCTCTGACGACGCCAGAGCCGCCAGTTTCACCGCAAGGCACGCTACCGCCTGGATCGGTGAGTGAGGATGCCGGGGGCAACCCTGCAAAGGCCATGCATCCTCACATCTTATTGAAGGGCGTCGACTGGAACGGCATTACGCTTCGACGCCAGCCGACCGAGCTGGAAGCGCGAATGCTCAAGCAGCTTGACGACGCGTATCAGCAGGGCAAGGTTTCAATGGAAGGCGCGTTGCTGGCTCTCAGGGGCAAGTACCTGGACGAGATCATCGACACGCTCGACAGTCTTGACCCTGCAGAGTATTACGCGGCGACGGTATCTCCGTCTGATCGTGACAGGACTTTGGTCTTCGGGCTCCTCTCCGCTCTGTTCCTCCGTGGAGCGTCTTTGATAATTGAGGAGATCCGGAATCAGGGCGTGACTGATATTGGTGACCAGTCAGCACGCCCTGATCAAAGTATCTTTCGCACGATGGCGGGGGCGATCGTCTCGAGGATAGCCAACGATGTCCAGGCCAGAGGTACCGGCGCGGCAATCTCTGCCGCTCTGCTCAATCAACCTGTCGCCTCGACCGTGCGTGAGACGATGGCCACCGGTTCGACGGCCTACATCACGCGATCAGCAAGCGAGGCCACGAACTGGGCACTATCGCAGGGCCGGGATGCGGAGATTGAGGAGAAGGCCGATAGCATCGAGTATCTGGTCTATAGCGCGGTCCTCGACAACAACACCTGCCAACCGTGCGGTGACGCTGACGGAATGGGCGGCCAGCTCGACGAGATCCCAGCCGTCCCCAACCCGGATTGCGCCGGTGGGGCGCAGTGTCGATGCGTACACATCCCCGTAGTGGCGACCGAGTTCAAGGCCCTCTATCGTGGCGTGGAGATTGACCTGAAACCCACGGCAGGCATGAAGGCCGAGGCTGAGCGTGGCCTGGCTTGGCGCAAAGAATACAACCGTGGCGGAACTGCGGTGGGCGTGGCTCGTGCGCGTGACATCATCAACGGCAAGGAGCTTTCTCCACGAACCGTGCGGCGCATGTATAGCTTCTTCAGCCGCCACGAAGTCGACAAGCAAGGACAGGGCTTCTCCCCTGGTGAGGATGGCTACCCGTCAGCGGGACGCATTGCGTGGGCATTGTGGGGCGGAGACGCAGGCTTTACGTGGAGCAAGGCAAAGGTTGCACGAATGGACAAGCTGGACGAGGGAGACTAATGGAAAAGCGGTTTGACGACATTCAACGAAAGACGCTGGCCTTTGAGGTGAAGCAGGCAGAGGTCATGGATGGTGGCCAGTATGCGGGCGAGTTCGTTGGCTACGCTGCGGGAATCCTCAACATCGACTCCACCGGCGACATGATCCTGCCGGGCGCGTTCAATGCTGACATTCCTCGCTTCTTGTCCGATGGCGTTGTCTGCTGGCAGCATGACTGGATGACCCCCATCGGCGTGCCTATCGAGGCCAAAGAGGATGGCTATGGGCTGCTGACTCGCTCAAGGATCAGCCGCACGGCAAAGGGTATGGATGCCATGACGCTGATCCGCGATGGCGTGGTTAAGCGTCTGTCGATCGGATACCAGGTGCTTGATTATGACGTTGTAGACCGTGCTGGGCTGGCCAACACCATCGGCGCTTATGGCTTGCCAGTCGACAAGCAAATGCAGATTTTGGCTAAGTTTGACGACGACGGGCGGGACGTTGTTTACCTGCTCAAGAAATTGAAGCTGTATGAATACTCGCCGG